AAGACATTTTTTCTTGGAATTGTACGAAGAAAAGATTCCTCTCTCTCCACTTTTGGATTCGTAGAGTGCAGTCCACTCTCTGAAGAAAGTTCCTACATCAGGTTTAGTATGATAGTTAGTAGAGTTGTTTGCCAATGCTCTCTGTGGATTTTCTTCCCACCATCTACCTGATTTAGCAGTTCTCATTTGATCATCACCTAAATCTGAGAGACTTATCAATGCACTTCTCCTAACTCCACCCACTACTACTATCTCTGCTATCTTAGTAATGATGTCATGACATTCAATAGGTTTTAATCTTCTACCTTTAGCTCTATGAAAACTCTCAACTGTAAATTTGAACAAGGCATCCAATGGTTCAGGCCCACTTGCCCTACCACCAAAGGTTTTAAGTGGTGATCCTGCAGGTCTAATCTTCTGTAAATCCCACTCAGGAATTACACCTACATACAGAAGACTTACTAATTCACGATAAGCTTTAGCCCATCCTAACTTACTGTCTCTAACTTGTATAACTGTATCAGTAGGATGCAGTTCATAAGGTACTATAGGTAATTTATCTATGTGTCTAGCTTCCACACTAAACCCTACACCTGTACCATTCATCAACACATATAGTATCTCATCAAATGAACGTGGTGAATCGACATGAAGATATGCACAGTTATATCCTGCAACATTTTCTTTTTTCAATGCAGCACCTGCGGTCATTAGACATCTCATTGACGGCATAATTTGCAGGGAAAGTACTGCATCCTTTAGTTCTTTTAATATTTTAGATGGAACTTGATAATCACAATTATCTTCCAAGTGTTCTTTGAAAAAACTAAAGTATCTACCTACTGTCTCTTCCCAAGTCTCTCTTCTTTCTTTATCATAGTCCCAACGTGAGTACCTAGACAAATGAATGTACTGCTGATACTGGGTAGGTAAATACTTATCTTCCATCTCTTTCCCTTTCTATTAGTTTCTCTAAATAAGTTCTAGCTTTTAATAAATCATTTACTCCACCTTTGTATGTGTAGCGTGTAATATATTTTACTACATTACCTTCCAAGAAATCCAGTTCGTTTGCTATTATATAATCCAATGGTTCCATCTTCCTTTCATTGTAATGTTTAGGATTAGTTACCTCTTCCTTTTCCAAAGGTCTCCGTAACATATCTAATTCTTCTCTTGATGTATTATCATCTACTAAAGGTAGATCCCTTTCCTCTAAAGCATGATGTATATTCTTTTCTGGATGTCTCTTAAAATTCTGTAGTCTAATTTTTCGTATGTTCTCTTGATCATCCATCTCATCTTTATTTCCCAAGGGTAATGTACTTTTAGGACTGTTCCTTCGTTCATATCCTACTGGATCTTTAGTCATCTCTTCATTCTCTTTATCAATATGATCTTGGACTACCTGTGAACTATACCTATTATCTAATGGATGCTTCAAACTATCTTCAACATAGTCTCTCCATTGTTCTTTCTGCTTCTGAGATTGATCAATCATGGAGTCCTCCACAGATTAGGTTCATGAATCAATGGTGTCTCTTTTACAGGATTTAATACAGGATTAGCATTGAATGTTTTAGCTTCCCCTTTAGGAGTCCATAATATAATTTCTCTTGTACCCACATCAAACTCATGCCATCTTAAAATCCTAGCCATCCTAGCATTTGTAAGAGCATCTTCCTCAGTCTGTCCTGCCTTAAAGAAAGCATTCAATACTGCTACCCACATATCATAAACCGAATCAGTATTTTCTCTCAAAATTTTTTCGGCAGATATTGGGCCTACTCCTTGACATCCTTTGTAGTTATCAACTGTATCTCCTACTAAAACTTGATATAAAAACTGGTAATCAGCTTGACTCTCTGACCATTTATATATCTTCTCCTTTTTAAAATCCCAATGTAAACCTGGAATTGTTAGAAGATCTTTGTCCTCACTAACAATTATTTTCTCTGTCTTGGAAGGTTTGGTTGCCCTTATACCAATTACATCATCAGCTTCTAACCAATCCCATTGACTGTGTAAGTACTCACTCTTACAATAATCAATTGCATTAGAGAAACACATAGGTTTTCTACCACCCTTCCTATTACTCTTGTAATCAGGATTAATTTTTTTCCTATAATTTTTCTTATCACTAAAACATAGAGTTACTTTATCTGCCTTAGTCTTCTCTATTATCTTCCCAATTTGATCATCAATTATAGTTTTAACTTCATTCATATCTGAATGGAGAGTCCACGAATCACCTTCCCAATTGATCTCCCTTTCTGAGAGTCTAGTAGCTTTATATACAAATATGTCTGCATCAATTAATAATTCTTTCATCTTTACCTTCCTTTTTTTAAAATTACTTTGTTTACATAAGTGTTTTCATCCGTCAAGTCGTGACGATATGGTTCATACATGCTAAATGTGAAGCATGATACAGCTTTTAAATTCTTCCAAGGTACAATATAAATATAAGGAAATTGACATACAAATAAGTAATCAAAATCTCCTTCCTGATATGTCTTATATATCCTCTTCTCTTTACTTCCTTTTTCTCGCATCAACTTAAAAGTTTTTTGAATTGAATGTTTTATCTGAATAGTTATCCAATCATTCTCCCCTTTAACTAACAAATCAAAAGGTGCTGAAGGATCTAAAGGTAAGAACATAGGATAGTTCCACATGTGTATAAGATAACGAACCAGTTCTTCTCCTGCCATACCAAAGGTAGTCCAGTTAGTGTGTGGTTGCCCAATTGGAACCTGTTTTGAATTCACCTGTGAGTGGGATTCTAAAATTGTACTTCTCTCCTGCGATTGCGATTGCCTTGACTCCAAGTTCTCCGATTCGATTGCCATACTCCCTCTTTACTGTAAGTTGTACTTCATCATGAACAAAAGCTACTTGTGCATAATCCTCTCCGTCTTCAAATTCCTCCTGAAGTAGAGAATGCATCTCAACTATCCATCTCTTACAGATAATTGCTCCTGCTGATTGAAGTAATGTATTGAGTGCTGCATAGTTGGAACGTACAGGTACTTTCCTTCCATCCAAACCCATTATAAATCCTGACTTTGCTTTCTTCTGTACTGCATCTCTTAGATACTTCAGAGCAGGAATCTTACTTAGAAATTCTTTCTTTAATCTTGCTCCTTCCGCTTTACCTTTGCCAACAATCTGACCAATCTTTTCATTCCCTGCTCCATAGAGGAAACCATAGATGAAAGTCTTAGCTTGATCCCTAGTGGCAAGACCAGCAGATCTTTGATTGGCAGTATGAATATCTGATTCAAGTAGTAACTTGCCATACCTACCGCCATCATACCTAGCCAGATAATGCGAAAGACAACGCAATTCCAGGCTAGATACATCAATTCCCAATAGATCCATGTCTGTATCTGGCCTAAACAACTCCCTACATACTGACCCATAGGGTGCATTAGTATTCGGAACTTGAGCGATATTAGGGTGTGAGTGAGAGCAGCGTGAAGTCTGTGCTCCCATCGTGTTGACTCTCCCATGTAACTTACCTTTTCTACAAAGTTTCATCCATGCTTGGTTACCCTCTGCTAATTGTGCTATTCTTTTATTCAACATAAAATATTTAGACATCAACTTAGCTTCAGGATAGTCTAGTTTATTCAGAACCTTCTCATCAATCTTAGGTTCCATTGATGGAGTGAACTCTCTAGGAATCCACCCTCTCAATTCTTGTAGTCTCTTAGCTATATGCTTACGAGAATTAGGATTAAAATCTACAATCTTAATCTTGTTGTACATTCCATTCTTCCTTGGCCCTTCATCTATGATCCATGATCCAAACACTTCACTTAATTTTTGTGCTAGTATAGATCTTTTCTCTGCCAACTCTACATATAATTCTGCTCCTTTCTTCTCATCAAAAGAGAACCCTCTCTCTTCCTGCCTGAAACAGATGTCTGCAATCCTATGTTCCAAATCAACTGCTTCCTTAGAAGGAATATCAGGACGAAAATATTCATACAAACTTTCAGTAAGATGAACATCATTTATACAATAGTCTCTCATCTCAGGAGTAAGTTTCTCAAATGCATTTTCCTGTTGATTATATGTACCTTTGAAGGAACCTAACCTTTCTCCCCATGCTTTCAACGAATGACTACCCCATAATTTAACCTCCATCTTCTTTATTACGCTATCTTTATCCCTTATGTTAGGATAAAGTAGCCGAGATAAAATAAGAGTATCTATAACCTGATCTATAGGTACTGAAAATTGATAGAGGTCTCTCAAAACTATCAAGTCAAAGCCTAGTATATTATGACCAACTATTTTCTTATCCTTCAGGTCTTCCAATGCCATCAATATAGTTTCATGTGAATCTGCTTCCGTTAAATCACCAGTAGTTAAGTTCCGATACACTAATAAATGTACCTTGGTTACTGTGTCCAACAGACCATCTGTTTCTATATCTAAAACTACCTCTTCCATTTTGTTTCCTTCCTATTAAAAGTCTTTGTTTTCTTCCTCGCTAATTTCTTCTTCAAATATATTATCCTGAGAAAGTTCGGTCATCCTACCTGTCTGTCTGGAATATTCCAGTAAATTACAAATGCCTGTCTCTCCTGTCCACCTGTTTTTTAGTATTCGTACTGTGGTAAGGTTAGGTGCATCCTCACTCTGTTGATTTCTCTCACAACCTACTACAATATCAGACAGTTGTGCTATTCCATGTGTACCTCTAAGTTGGTTGAGTGAAGTCTGTACTCCTTCTTCATGTCCTCTGTCACCACTAGGTCTTCGTAAATGAGAGACAAGGATAAGAGCACATTGTAATTCTTCAACTAAACTTCTCAACTTAGTCATTACAAAGTCCAACATTCTCCTCTCATCTCCACCACTTGTGAGACCTGAGATTACAATACTAATGTGATCTAATATAATACAATCACATTCCATTCCTTTTACTAAGTAACGAATCTTATTGAATAGATTCTCTGGTTCCACACTACCCCAATGATCATAAAGGAATAGGTTACCTGTACCTAGTACATCATCGAATCCATCTTTTAATTCCTCAGTCGTACACTCTATGTTCTGTAGATGAATAGGTTTATTTAAGTAGAGTCCTATGAATCCTAAAGCTGTACGTTTATTGTTCTCTTCCAATGCTAAGTAACCTAGTTTAAGTCCTTGCAACATCAACGAGTAGCCTATCTCTCTACATATTTGAGACTTACCTACTCCACTACCTGCCGTGATGGTTACAATTTCTCCTCTCCTTAAACCTTGAGTCATCCCATTCAGACCTGAGAAAGGGTAAGGAAATGATTCAATATTATCTTCAGATGAGATTAGATGCCATAGATCCCTTCCGTCTATGATACCATCAGGTCTCCAAACCTGTGCGTTCCAGATAGCAGAGATAATATCACTCTCCTTACCTTCCTTCAACATTTCGTTTGCATCCTTCAATGGAAGGTGAGCAATCTTAACTTTTCCAGGTGAGAACAGAGGTACACATTCTTCAACCGCTTTCTTCCCTGCATCATCCTGATCGAACATCAGAATTACTGAATCAAATCCTTCCAGATATTCTAGTTCTCTTTGTAGACATTTCTTTGCACCTCCTGCTCCCGAAGCTACTGAAACAACAGGCCATTTATTTCCTTGTGCCTGTGATACTGACATTGCATCCAGTTCCCCTTCGGTTACTACTATCATCTTCCCTTTAGAGAAGAGATGTTTACCGAACAAGTTAGCCTTCTTAGTATCTCCTATAAATAGAAAGTCCTTGTTAGAAAATCTTAATTTCTGTGCAATTATTCCATTGGAACCTTTGGCTCGGTAGTTTGCTATCTGAACTTTCTTTCCTTTGAATTCCCCTGTCTGGTAATCCCATTTGTTAATGGTATCTTGTGTGATACACCTCTTTTGAAGCGGTAATTTATCACCCGATACGAAATCAGTTTTCATCTTTTCCTTCCTCTCCGAAATTTTTTCAATTAATATTTCACCTTGTTGGTAGCCACAGCCTGGACTGAAACAGAAACCATGCCCATCATCATAGATGGCAAGGTTATCATTAGATCCACACTTAGGACAAGGTACATGAGTAACACAAGTAGAATCTACTTGCTCTCTTCCAAAGTCGTCCATGTTTTACCATCTAGTTTAGAGTATGCAGTTAAACTACCCACATAAGTGTAGCCACTTGCAGATAAGAAATCTAAGAACCTATCCAATAATAAAGGTAAAGTCTCTGCTTCAAATCGCATCTTAACTAGATTATGTGAAGGTGGATCAAAATTAATTCTCACCTGACGAAACGTATAGGTCTCTTCCATTTCCCTATCTTCATCTTCTTCCTTTGGTACTGGTTTAAACTCAGACCAATCAACTTTCTCTTGCATGTTTCTCTTCCTGTTATATTTAGTTTTTACTTTATGTATTTGTGATCCACGATTTTTAATTCCCTTCCCCATTGTTTCTCCTTTTAAAAATCAAACCATGCTTGTACATCGAAGAATGGACTGACTTTGTTGGTGTCCACCTCATTGAATCCTACCACTTTTGCTTCAGGATATAGCAGACACATTGATTTTACTAGAGTCCTCAATGTTTCCCATTGTCTAGCAGTATAATTTAATCTAGGTTCATTATCTTTGTCAGTTTCTACTCCACCAATTAGACATATTGATACTGACTGATCATCCAAGTCTTCCGTATGTGAACCTACCTCATCTATATCTCTCCCTGCTTCTATGATTCCATCTCGTTTTATTATTAAATGATATCTTATATTTAAGAATCCTTTCTGTCTGTGTAGTTTATTTAATTCACATACAGTTAAGTCTTTGCTAGGAGGTGAGTTGCTACAATGAATAATAATATATTTAGTTTCTTTTCTTCTTATTTTTGGTAGAATCATTTGTTATCCACTCTTCAGGAATGGAGCCGTTTGAAAATTTGAATTTATATTTGACTGCCCATTCATAACATTTAAGATTTGAACCTTGTACTTTTTGATTTTGATTATAAAAAACTAATCTAATATCTAATTCAGGATGTGCTTTTTGAACTGCTCTCAATGCTCGTTGAGCATGTGTCCTGAAGAAACCTTTTGCTTCTATTATTATTCCGTTAGGTAATATGAAGTCAGGCTTGTACTTTCCTTCCAGCGTATAGCCTAGAATAAGTGTTTCGTATTCATAAGCTATACGCCTATCGTCTAGGAAGGAGCCTAGTCGTTCTTCAAATTGGTTACGGAAACCTTTAGAAGTCCTCATCCTCTTCTTTAAATTCCATAGAGGTTGAATCTGAATCATCTTCAAACCCTTCCTCTTCTTCAAATCCCATATCTGCAATAGGATTATAAGGAATCAAGTTGATAATTTGTACTGCATCCATGTACATTGTCACTCCTGCACCACCTTGAACCATCCAGGTTACAGGACGGAAAGAGACTTTAACTTCTGAACCTTTTCCTATTGATGCACTACAAGGATGCAATTTAGAATCAATAAGTCTAATCGTAACTTTCCTTTTCTCTCCATTCTTTCCCTTGAAGAAAGGTTTCTGTTTGAATTTAAACAGGACATCATCCCCATCCTCAGTATAAGGTGGGTCTGCCTGTTTCTTTGCACCTGAATCTTTCAATGAAGTGTCCATCCACTCATCGATCTGAGCCATGAATTTCTTGGCATCTTTACGAGGAATACTAAAGGCCAATCGATACTCACCTTCATCTGAAAACTTGGTGTCAGGTCTATCGATATAGGCCCATGTAACTTTTCCTCTCGGTGATACTACTCTATCCATTTTTATTCTCCTTAAATGAATGATTAATTTAAGCTTTCATAAGCCTAAATACTATAAGGGGAGTTAATTAACTTTTAACAGAAAAAGTATTTAGAATCAAGGACTTCTGTTATATCTAATTCCCCTCTCTTAGGAGGATTTGGTACTTGATCTACCACCTCCAAAGCTGCTTGTCTAAACTCCTCAAGAGGATCGAACTCTTGGTAAAGTTTAACGAATGCCTTCCTTAATAAGTCTGCTAGTATAGGTGTGTTGTGTGCATGTGTGCCATAGGAATCATGTATCATTTGAAATGATTCAACTCCTGCTTTTACACACATGTTTACTGTGAAGGTCAAGGCACAAGCATCTAGAGAATGTACGAAATTAGGTGCTGAACCATTGACTGCCCTTCTATTGTCTATCCCTGAGTCATCTTCCACCTGTACTGTAGGTTTTATTAGGATACCATCTATATGAGTGAATATTTTCTTCTTACTTACATCCTTATATTGTTGGTGTACTACCATCCCTGAAGGAACCCACCATATTAAAGGGTAATCCTCTTTACTCATTATACTTGATACTTTCCTTATCCAATTCATTGCCTCCTTTGCACTCACTACTACTTCAGTAATAGCATTCCAAACTCTCCCTGTTATCCAGTTTACAGGTATGTACAATGGTAAGTTCTTATCCCAAGGCCAATCTGCACCATCATAAATAGCATCTCTAACATACTCCTCTACATAACTTCTACAACTGAACCTAGTACCTCCGTATGGTACTACCATTACAGGTCTCTTTGTCATCTTCCTGTTTATCAGACCTGAATTCAACCACTTCTCTGCCATCTCATCACCCTCTTCCATCTCTCTTCTAACATCTCTCAGAACACAGTCTGCTACATCTTGGTATATATCCTGTGGATCATCCTTATTCATTAGGTTGGTTGCCTTGCCACCTATCTTACACCTCAACATGGCAGAGTAATGTTGTAGCCCATTGTTGCTACCATCCAAAGCTATAGGTAAGCTTGACTTGTATCCGAAACCTTCCCTCTTAAATCCTGCCCACTCGTAACAGAATGCTAAGAATAACCAAGGATGATCCACTTTTTTCCAGAAGTCATTATCTAAATCATGCCTTGCTACTCCTAGTATCTCTTCTTCGTATGCTTCTACCCAATTTATTCTCTCTTGTAGGGTTAGTTTGTCCACTCCTGCACAGTTTGCACCATGAATTGCCAACCAATCTGCCTGTTCCTGGTTTTCTATCGGGAGTGCAGTAGCAAAAGTTATTAGAGACTTTGCATACTCAGTTCCTTGTGGTGTAAGGAATGATGATACTGTGTATTTCCTACCTCTGAAGTCCACTTGGTAAGGGAAGTATAGACCTTCAAACTTTGAGAACTTATCTGCCATTGAGATTGTCCTCATGAATTGAAGAATCTTACTCTTCCTCCGAATATTCTCGGCATAACATTCAGATGCCACAGTTTTCCAATCTATGAACTGCTTATACATCTCCTCATCCATATCTTTCTTCTTCATCCCTTTCTTTGCAGGACATGGTGGGATGGTGGCTTCAGTCCTATCAGGCATTGAACCTATAGTCCAATTCAATTCCCATGCTTTCTTCATTATACTGAAGACCTTCTTGTTCACACACCACTTGGTTTGTTGAAGTGCATTGACAGAACTATACTCCTGTTTCATGTCATGATATGCCAATTCACTTGCAATATTCTTGTTGCTGGTCTTTATGAATGATACTCTGTGGGTTAGGTAACCACCACTATAAGGTGAGTTCCAGTTTAGAGGTGTACATACCATTGGAGAGAATGCAGGACTTAGGATTTCCCCTTTGCTATTGATCCTTTCTATCCAATCCAATGTAGTATCAGTAGGGAGCAAGGTTAATTCTTTCTTCTTCCTACCCTTTGTCATTGTTACTACTTTAACTAGACCAGTTGAACGTACTAACAGGTCTACTGCTTTCAAACCTACCTGTATCCTCTCAGTAACAGTCCATGTGTCCGTCTGATCTACTTCTATCTTATGTTTGCAATGCTTCAACAAACCATACCTGCGATAGTGTCTAGATGCTGACCTTTTTCCTATCTGTTTCTTCAAGTAGTCAAAGAAATGCTTGTCTTCCTCCCTGTATATGTTAAACTTTACTTGATCTTCCAATGCCTGACCTATCTTAAATGCCAAGTTGGTTAGTTTCTGAGACTTTGAGATACCATCCATCACAGATCTGAGGGCAATGAATGCCGATACCTCACTATCTAACATGGCTAAGAAGGGTGCAGCTAGAGCTTTTCTTCCTGCTCCACCCTGTAGTGCTTCTGCTACAAAGGAATCTATTTTTCTTGAGAACCTGTCAACACTCTGCTTCATTAATAGAATACCATGCAGAGATATTGACTCTGAGCTAGAACTCTTAGCCTCCCTCACTTGCTTTCGGAACTTCTCAATTCCAAACTCAACCATATCATCTTCTAATTTTTTCTGCTCCTCAAATATATTCATTTCAGTTTCGTTTCAATTATAGATTAATTTAGAAGTTTAGGTTTCCAATACTCCATTATAAATACTTGTACCTCCTCATCTGATGCTACATTACAATAGTAGTCGTTCATATTACTTCTAGCTATATCCTTTAGATGTTCTAAGGACATGTCCTCTACATATAGAGATACAGTTTCCTCTATCCGTTCAATCCTCTTGGATTCTTCATAGGAATTATCATTTCTCATCTGTTGCACCTCTGTCCGAGTCAGGTTCGTTATACCTGTGTCCATACGGATACTGGTAATCCTGGTCATCACCATGAAATGTTGATCGTTCTTCATCTTTATGCCTGTGATAATTATACACAGTCTTATGGTAAAAATCTAGCATTTTAACACCTTCCTTCCCTTTCTTTTTCTCTTGCACCTTGACTATATATCCTTTAAATTTATCTGAAGTCTTGTATGTGTGTATTGTATATACTATAAATGTTTTCATAATTATGCCAAGCTACTTATTGTCCAGTACCGCTTCCACAGGACACCCACCCTATCTATCCACACTTGGCAGTAATTGTGTTGAGGTTCGGAAACTAACTAAGCAGTTTTAGTCTAAGACCTCCCCTCTGAGTCGTATGCTCAAGTCTTTATGATGTGGGATGTACATTTATTACGTTAATAACCACACTCATTCATCAAGTTTCACTTTCTTCTTTTCTCCACAATGAGGACATGTCATTTCCCATCCAAAGTAGCTATGCCCTATTGAATTAGCGTAACTCCACCAATTCTTACATTCACCACATGTGAAATGGAATAAGATTTCTCGTGTGAACATGTGTTTATCTTTCTCCATGTTTCTCCTTCTTCATATTAATAATAATACCCAATGACAGCTAGTTATATATAACAGGCAAGTCATTACTACTATGTATAAAATTATAGTTATAAAATGCATGAGTTCTTACCCCCATCTAGCTAAGATATACATATTCCACTCACTAAAGAATGAGATGTAGGAATTTTGGGTAGTATCTTTTCATTTTAGTTCTCCAATTCCTCAGTTTCAGTTATATTAAAATCAGCATCTTCAAGAGTTTCAAATACTCCCAAAGCACGGACTTCTTGTTCTGCTTCTTCCTCAGATTTAGCTTCAACTTCAAAACTGTTATAAATTGTCATATAGACTATATATTTCATTTTATCCTCTTAGATATACATCAAAATGAGTTGCCTCACTTCTGAGCGATAGTATTAGTAATAGTATTGTGAATTTAAACATATTTCCTTCCTTAATTTGGTGGGCAGGGTAGGATTCGAACCTACAGATGCGTGTCACACGCCTGATTTACAGTCAGGTTGCTTATCCAGTTTGCATACCTGCCCATGTGAAGATGTCTTTTAATGCTGTCTATGTATCCGTATTCCGCATAGAACCACGGCAGTTAAAAGACATCTCCCTTTTTATTAATATACTTTATCTGTATCTCTCCACCTCCCCAACAGTATATCAGAACTACTGCAAATGTCAAGAATATTCCTGTCATTACACCAAATCCATATATTGTGAAAAAGTGGAAGATGTCAGGTAACATAAAGAACCATCTATCCATACTACCTTTTTATTCTTAATTAACTACAAGAACCACAATCAAAGTGTGCTTCATTTGTGAGTTGGTATTTGACATACTCACCTGTCCAAACAGGTTCCACAGGAACAACTTTTACACCTAGACTTGCTATGAATGTCAAGTCTCCATGAGATAGAGTCTTCTTTCCTAATCTCTCAGCATATTCCTTCCCCAATTTATTCTGAGGATATAATCTTGTCATACCATACTCACTTCTTTCCTGTATGGTAATTTCATGCATATACTATTCTCCTTTTCATTATCCCCATTGATCTGCCATTGCTTCGGCAATTCCAGGGTATGTTGTGGATCGTAGTTTCCAGCGATCCGGTGATGGTGGTAGACTATGGCAGTAGCCAAATCTACCCTCCACTATGTCAGTAGGCTGAAGCATCGGAAGATTCTTCAACCATAGACAAGTCCTTTTCGTTTCTCCATGACCAAATTGCCAAGGTTGTATCGTCTGTGTGTATTTCTTATTTCCAATCCTCTCCAATGCATACTTATGTGGTACAGGATTTTCTATTGCTACTTTATCACACGGATGATTGAGAAACAAGTTGAAAAAGTCGGCACTTTCATCAAGTTTTTCCCATCTACCTTCCTGTCGATGTAACCAACTGACTCCACTATTAGCAAAGTAAGTACAAGGTGGATGGGCTATTATTAAATCCCAATCCTTATACAAAATGTCCCTTATATCACCTTGATAGTGAAAGAAACTTGGTTTATCTGTCGGTAGTAAATCACAAGACCATGTATCATGACCTCTCTTGATGAAAGCATCTCTAACTCTTCCACTATATTCACAAGCTATCAATACTTTCATTAATTTACCTCCTTTAGGCTCTCTTACCTTCTAATTGAGATTCACGATAGTTTTTACCTCTACCGCCTGTTTCACATTGTAAACAAGAACAGTAAACTCCATTACGAAGCTTTCCTGCCTTGTACTTGCGGGCTTTCACCCACTTCCTCATTGCCTTTGGTGACATATATACTCCTATCTATTTCCAAATGCATAAGTGTACTGCAGATACATCGAATGGAGTAGGGAAATGTTGAGGATAATCCTCACTTCTATCCGTACACCATCCATTCCACATTACTTTAGCACCTCCTAATAATTTTGTCAAGTTTAAATATTCTATTGCCTTATTTAACTTGGTGGCATAAGAATTACCTGATGTCTGAAAATAATTAGGTGTACCTCTAGATGCATCCACTTCTGGTAGATGCTTCCTAAAATTGTGAACATCCATACATCCTGCTTTTCCTGCTACTAATTGGACTACAAATCCTGCTTTAGGCAGACCCAAACCAGGAATTTCCAAGAAAAGCATCAGTAATTCAAGATCACAATCCTTCTTCTTGGCCTTCAGAATCTTCATCATACGCACATAAAGGTCTTTCCTATGCTTTCTAACATATTTAAGTCCCTTTATCTTGTTGCCCCAAATCCAAGACGATTTGAGACCTTTTATGCGATACTCTGCCATTAATTCAGGCAACCTGCTTGTCTGTACCCTAATTGATGCGAATACGAAAGCAATTACCAATTCTAAATTCTTGGCAGATTTATGAGAAAATCCACGAACCAATGGATTATGTAAATCGTACATATTTTCCTTCCTTCCTAGAAATTAGAAGAATAGGTGTGAACATTGCTATTAGGCACTTTGCTCTACGAATCGGACACTAGAAAATAGTATATCTAGTTTAAGAAACGTGGCTCTTACGCTCTCCAAGATGATACACACCTACTCTATAAATAGCTAATTCCTATCAGAGAGAAGTAAAACACTTAATAATGTTAAATTAAAATTATACGATTGCAGGGCCAATAATGTGACCAAACATATCAGTATTTACAGTAAATGGTACTTCCTTCTTCTTTCTTGGAGAAAAGTACACATCAAAATGAGTTGCCTCACTCTTGATATTGTGCTGTGGGTGATGCTTCCTTCCACCATCCGCATTTCTCCAACGGACACGAATGTCCGACCTACTACACTTGTAGCGAGCTTGTGCTAGATTCCTTGCATATTCCAGGTTTTCCTCTGAAAATGGAATCATTCTTGACATAGACACATATTCCTTAGAATCTCGTGTCGTAGTCATTACGTTGAATGGAGTCATCCATCCAAAATCGGGAGAGTAATTACCATACATCTTATCCCGATTGACAATTACAGAACTCATAAGCTTCCTTCCTAGTATTTTACTCCTCTAGGATAGGAACTAGCAAGTTTCATAGAAAGTAAAGAGAACATACTATTAATTCGTATCATTTATGGATCATGACAGGTTGATTAATTGCTAGGTATTCCTATACCTAATTCTTTCATTTCCTCCCTGAAAACAGGATTGATGGTACGAACTGCACCTGAATTTTTAATTTCATGTACATAAGTATCACCCATTTCCCAAGACCCATACGTTTCAGGTGATTTTGCAGCGACCAGCCACCTAGCATAAGGATTCTTAGCCTCATTTTCAGGTGTCTGGTATTTCTTCAAAACTTGCCATGTCCACCCTGCGTGATCTAGTGTCCATGTTTCATAAGGATTATCAATTTTCCTCATCTTACCACAGTAGTTTTTTGCTCTAGCCATGTTTGCTCCTTCTATTACGATAGATTAATCGTTTAGACATGGCCTTCCAAAACCTACTCATTTGTGGTTTTATTCCTTTCGGAAATGCAGGAAAGTTGATTACTTTTAATTCACTTTCATGTTTAACATTCAATTCAATCATTTGTTCAAAACTTAAAGCCGATCTCTTATTTAGATCGATAGGAACATAGATATATTTGATTCTTCGTTTAGCCATGTCTATACCATTGGTTGAGCCATGACCCATAAAAGATACGAATTAACCATGAATGCTATTAGCAGAAAGCAGATAGTTATACTACTGTAAATAACTTTGTGGTACTTTCTTGCTACTATCTCGTTCTTCTT